CAAGACGTTACTTTCAACGACTTCGTGAAACTGTGCAAAACCCGCGTTGAGAACAGTGGGCATTCAATTCTTGGAAAACGTAAGTACGGTGCGTTTTGCAGACAATGGGACTTGGCTGAATAAATTTACAATGTTAGTAATTAGGTTTACAATACAAAATCATTACAAGGAAAAAATATACCCGCTAAAATAGTCGAATATTCAGAGGCATACAAAATGCGTGTGCGGGCAGTCTGGTACGATGCGGGTTGCCCTCCTCTCAAAAGATTTGGAAAAATGAACATTATTCCCGCTGACGAACAGGGCGCGGTGGTTGGCATTGCACCCATCAAACACTGGATGGCGGAAGATGCGTGGGCGCAATGGAAAGATGTTCAAGATGCCGCGCTCTCGTTGAAAATAGAATCTGAATTGATGACCCGCAGGATGAAGTTGGTCAAAGAACAACTAGACCAAAGTTCCGCAGTCCGCAGACGGGCATACAAAGAAATTGAGGAAAAAGGTTTTGATACTTCCGCTTCGGCGGTGCAGGCGTTTTTCAAAGCGGCCGAAGCGGAGCGGGGTTTGATGCAGATTGAAAGAGTCATTGAGGATTTGACCAGGAAAGAAACGCCTGATCTACAAAAGGAATTTAGAGAATTGGCAGAACGGGCGGGCGCGACCATGATTGACAGAGAAGAAGAAGTAGAAGATAGTGCCGAACCTCTCGACACGTAAGCCATTAAGCGAGACAGAGTGGAAGAAACTCTTTCTCCTAAAAAAAGAATTAGAATCAAGGGGCGAGAAATTACCTGAAAACGTCCTGGAGCAATTCAAGGACAGAAAACAGGCGAAGTTTCCCATTGACCCGCACGGTTATTTTGTGCGTGATGATGGCAAGCAATACAATCCCTCCGAAAATCATAAAAATTTTATCTCTAGTGAAGCCAGGTTCGTGGCTTTGTATGGGCCTCGTGGTTGTGGGAAGTCTGGCGGTGGCGGGCAAAAAGCATTATTGAAAATAGCTCAGGGGGAAAGCGGCGCGGTAATGAATCCCGATATGGAAAACTTCAAGTTATCCACGTGGCCCGAACTAAAGGCGTGGCTGCCTTGGGGCATGGTTGTTCCGTCACAGCGACATCGCAAACGTCCCGAATGGGAACCTACGAAACCGTTCACAATGGTTTTTATGAATGGGGCAAAAGTATATTGCAAGGGACTCAAAGACCCTGACTCAGCGCGTGGCCCGAACATCAACTGGCTTTGGTACGATGAAGCCGGACGCGATAAAACAGGGCAGGGCTGGAAAATCGCCGTCTCGTCTGTGCGTGTGGGAAACAACCCGCAGGCCTGGGCAACCTTCACGCCCAAGACCTCAGAGCATTGGACAACCAAATTTTTTGTACGCAAAGAAATTCCCGAAGATGTAAAACAGCAGTTTGCGGAAGCAATGGGGAATGATAAAATTCTTATAGAGTCTTTCCATGCAACTCGTGAAGATAACAAGATAAACCTAGACCCCGCGTTCTATGCGTCCATTCTTGCGAGCAATCCTTCTGGTTGGTTGAAGGCACAGGAATACGATGGCGACGTGGCGGACGAAGGCGGTCAGATCGGTTATCGTAAATGGTTTGACAACCGCGTTATCACCACGTTGCCCACGAATATTATTAAGAAAATTCGGGCGTGGGATACGGCAGCAAGCGAAAAGAAAATCGCCAAGGACGACCCTGACGAATCAGTTGGTTCATTGCTTATCAAGTTTCTTCCAAAGGACAATCCCGAATGGTTGGAATTGTACAAACACTTATTGCAGGATGGACAGGAAAAACAACCGCATTTTATTTTGGAGAACCAGATTGCCGGATGGTGGGCGGCGGAGAGATTATTTGAAGTTATAAAAAACACAGCGCGAAACGATGGTGTCTATGTGCCGGTGTATATCGACCAAGACCCAGGCGGCGCGGGCAAGAATCAAGTCGCGTTATTGCAAGCCGCTTTCAAGGACAGCCGAAATCCCGAATTGAATGCCCATCAAGTTTTCGAGGTGGATGTTCGCAAAGTTGGAGATCGCGTGTTGGCGGCGAACAATCACTGGTTCGGCACAGCCAGCGAAGGCAGAATGTGGTTGATGAAAGGTTCGTGGAACGATGGTTTTCTTGGACAAGTTGACGGATTTACGATGATCGGACATGATGATCGGGTTACTTCGGTTACATCCGGTATGTATGTGTTAAATCCGATTCGTAAGTGGTCAAAAATGCCCTTTGTAACAATTTAAGGAATTATTCTCATGGCTAACGTTTCAACGACAGACATCTTACAAGTTCCGCAACCCACGAAAGAGGCGGGGCAACGCTCCATGCGAGTTTCGGATGCGTACTTTGCCAGAATGATTCCTGGTTGGTCGCAACCTTCCTCTTTGACACCTGCACAATGGCGGGCGTGGGTCGCCGCCCAACCCGTAGCAGTGAACTGCAAAGATGTCATGATTTCCAATATTTCAGATTTGGACTGGAAAATCACACCCCGCGAATCTGATAAGCGAGATGAACTCAAAGGCACGATAGATTATTACGAGAGATTTTTTCGCAGAGGCGGCGAATCGGGTTTGGATTGGATTGGATTTCTGGAGTGGTTTATTTCTGATCTGAATGATTTGCCATTTGGCACAGGTTGGGAACTTGGTAGAAAAGGCGACTCTGAAAATGGGCGCGTGCTGTGGATGGAACCGCTGGACGGTGGTACGCTTTATCCCACGAATAATAAAGACGTTCCAGTTATTCAATATTACAACAATTATTATGCCAACTTTCCTGCTCACGCAATAGCGCGGGCGTATATGAATCCGCGCCCTGAGATCGAGCGCAAGGGTTGGGGCATTGCTCCGCCCGAACGTGTTTTTATGGCAATGGAAATGCTGGCGCGGGGCGACAGATATTACGCCAATTTACTGTTAGACGTTCCGCCTGTTGGTGTTTTTGATATGGCGGATATTACATGGGAAGATGCTCATACATGGATTGAATCTTTTAGGACGTTTACGCAAGGCGGCGCAACCGATAGTTTTAGAATCCCTGTTTTAGCCGAGCATCAAAAAGACGTGAAATTTATTCCGTTGGGCAAAGACCCCAATGCAATTATGTACGACACGATTACCTTGAAATATGCCTCGATGATTTGTGCGGCTTACGGCATGACCACGAGCGATATTGATCTGCAGGGTTCTTCGACATTGGCAGGTTCGATACGCAGCGAACAAAAGACAAACCGTACCGGCAAAGCCCGCAACAAAGGCAAAATAAAATATTTTATTGAAGGTATTTTGCCGCCCACGTTACAATTCGATTTTATCGACACGGACGGCGAGAGACTTTCCATGTTGGGTCGCGCAAGACTCGCCAATGCTACTGCTATGAACCAATTTCACCAAATGGGTGCAATCTCGCCCGAAGAAGGTAGGTTGCAGATGATTCAGGATGGCATCTTTACAATTTCCATGCCTGAGAAACCGCCCAAGGAAGCCGCGCCGCCCGCGCCCGCTTTTGGGGCGTTTGGTAAACCGACTGGCACAACGGGTAACAAGCCTCCCGAAAGACCTGGTTCAGTGGGTTCTCCGCAAGCCCCGTCATTGGGCGGGGATGGAGAAGTCAAGAAATCAGTTGCTTCGTTTGCTCCCGAAAACCTGGAACAAACCGTTTCCAACATTGTTTCCATTCTTGCTCCGGTGGTCTACGAATCCATCGGCGGCGATGTTGAAAGTTCAGAAGAAACCAAGTCGCTGATCTTGAAATCGGTATTTTCAGTTGAAGATACGCTTGGATTGAACGACTTGCTTTCAAGCATGGTAAACCGCGTCGGCACGTTTGCGTTTAGAGATTTGGATACTGCTCTAGGAACCTTATTGTCAGAAGAAGGTATAAGTGTTGATATGGAAAACCATATTTACGCCTTGGAAGAAAGAATCCAGAACGAGTTTCCCGCCTTTTTAGGAAAGGCGATTGTTTACACGCTGACCCAATCCGACAAACTCTTGAACCCCACAAATATAGACGGTTTTGCTGATTTTACTGATTTGGCGGACGAAGTGAGTATGAAAGTAAAGAAAGCCATGCCGGATTATCTTTCAGCGCACATTGATATTGAATTGCAAAACATCGTAGCTAAAATTCAATCTGAAATTCAGGCACAACAAAAATCATTACCGGAACAAATTCAAATTCGCACTTTGCCACGCCAGGCGCAACCTATCAACGTGACAGTTGCGCCCGCCAATATCACCATGCCCGCCATTAATATTTCAACGCCCATGCAGGAACGGACGCATCCAGAGGACGAAATGCAGATTATCATTAACAACCCTCAAAACGTAGATATGCACCCGCACGAAACCTTAGACGCAATTAAAAGTCTCGGAGCATCGGTTCTCGAAATGAAATCCGCTCAACCCGCGCCAATTGTGAACGTAACAGTTTCTCCGACCCCGATTAACAACGAAATTAATGTTTCACCAACACCTATTGAACTCACTAATAAAATCAATCTACCCCCGCAGACTGCGCCCGTGGTGAATGTGGAAGTTAATCCCACACCCGTAACCATAGAAAACACGGTGCTTTTGCCGGAGCGCAAGAAGCGCGAAATTGTGATCGTGAAAGATAACGAAAATACATGGCACGGCGAAGCGGAGTGAACATGAATAAAAAAATAACTGCACTGGCGGC